CCCTCTATGAAGTATGAACCAGGACTAGCTAATAACCGCATACTTCTAAACATTCCACCCAACCACGCCAAGTCAATGACTATCACTATTGACTACGTAACCTGGCAGGTCTGTAAGAATCCAAACTTTAGAGTCTTGATAGTTTCCCAAACTCAAAGGCTAGCAGCAGATTTCTTATACGCTATAAAGCAGAGATTAACCCACCCCTCATATGAGGAGTTACAATCAGCTTACGCTGCCGGTGTGGGCTTTAGATCAAAGAGTGCTTCTTGGCAAGCCACCAGAGTTACCTTCGGGGATGAGTTGCGTGAATCATCTGAAAAAGATCCCAATATAGAAGCAGTAGGTATTGGCGGTCAGATCTACGGTAAGAGAGCCGATATGATCATAGTAGATGATGCTGTGACTCTATCCAATGCTAATGACTTTGAACGACAGATTAAGTGGTTAACCCAAGATGTCCGGTCTCGTCTTAATCCTAGTGGTAAATTAATTATTATTGGTACTCGCGTTGCAGCAGTTGATCTATATAAAGAACTACGCAACAACGATAGGTATCCTGGCGGCCTAGTACCTTGGTCATACCTTGCAATGCCAGCCCTATTAGAATCTAATGAGAAGCCTGAAGAGTGGGTCACCTTATGGCCAGCCTCAGATCAACCCTTTGATGGTCAGAAGGAAGAGGAGAAGGATCCAGTAACTGGATTTTATCCTAGATGGAATGGGCGTAACCTATACAACGAACGCCAATCTATGGATGCTTCAACTTGGGCTTTAATTTATCAGCAACAAGATATCTCAGATGATGCAGCCTTTGACCCCGTATGTGTTCGTGGTTCTATAGATGGTATGCGTAAGTCAGGTAGGTTAACCGCAGGTCATCCTGGACACCCAAGAGATTTAAATGGCTTTACCTATATCTGTGGGTTAGATCCTGCAATGGTAGGAGATACCGCAGCTATCTGTTATGCAATAGATAGAGCTACTAGTAAACGCTATATTGTAGATGCTATAAAAATTACTAGACCTAGCCCTGCTGCTATTAGAAATCTAATATTTGACTGGACATCCTTGTATGGTCCTAGTGAGTGGATAGTAGAGAAGAACGCCTTTCAATCTTTCCTAACACAAGATGAAGGTATTAAGATGCACTTAGCATCTAAAGGTGTACAGTTTAAAGAACACCATACCGGCAGTAATAAATGGGATGCAGGTTTCGGTGTTGCATCTATGGCTAGTTTATTTGGTACTAAGCAGTTTGATGGCAAGCACCATAGGGATAATCTAATACACCTTCCTTCAGATCAAACTGAAAACATTAAGGCTCTAATAGAGCAGTTAATTACTTGGTCTCCTACGACTAAGGGTAAGACAGATATGGTAATGGCTCTTTGGTTCTGCGAAATCAGAGCAAGAGAGATGCTCAACTATGGTAAGTACCAAACTCATCACTTGAAGAATCCATTTCTATCAAAGTATGAACAAAGTAAGAGAACAGTCGTCAACCTAGATGAACTGTTTGCAGAAAAAGAACGTACATTCATCTAAGGGGATATAAATGAAAAAAGCAGATAGTTCTAAAAATAGACTTAAAAAAGCAGAGAATAAACAATTAGATACACCAAGCGCAGCAGGAATGTATATACAGGCTGGTATGAAAAAATTAAATCTTAAACCATCCGAAGAAAGAGCATTGTTCAATAAATTAGCCCCTATTGTTACAAGACAAATAGGCGTTGAAAGAAGTAGAGCAGTAACTCGTGGTGAATCTATGGTTAATAAAGCAGAAGCTAAAAAAGTTAAATCTGCTACAAAGAAAATTATGGGCGGAAAGTAATTAATCTTATTAAGGACAAATAGTGTTATCAACTAAAGAGGTAGTCTCAAAGATAGATCGGTTGAAGAACCGCTATGCAGCTAGAGACCAGCGTATGCGTGATGTTCTTTCCGTGCGCCAAGGTGATATATCAAAAGTATATCCAGCTATGTTCTCAGAGGATTACCCAAAGCCTTTAGTTGCAAACTTCGTAGATGTAGCAGCGAGGGATCTAGCAGAGGTAATGGCACCACTGCCATCCTTTAACTGTGCAGCAACTAATATGGTATCTGATACCCAACGCCGTGCTGCTGATACTAGAACTCGTATAGCAAACTATTACGTCTCATCATCTGATCTACAGATACAGATGTATACCGGTGCTGATTACTTTAATACCTACGGTTTATTGCCAGCAATGATTGAGATGGATTATGAGACAAACAATCCTCGTATCCGTTTATTAAATCCCTTTGGTGTATACCCTGAGGTAGATAGATTTGGTCGTTGCCTATCTATATCACAGATCATTGCATCCGATGCTGAAACTATCGCTTCCCAATATCCTGAGTATTACGATCAGATAGTTGGTAAGACTGTTTATTCTTACGCATCCCCTTACCTATCTATCGTTAGATACCACGATAAAGATCAAGACTTAATTTTTATACCAGAGCGTAATAACTTAGTTCTATCTAATACACCTAACCCAGTAGGTAAGTGTTTAGCAAGAGTTGCACTTCGTTCATCTTTAGATGGTGAAGCTCGTGGACAGTTTGATGATGTTTTATCTGTTCAGTTAGCCCGTGCTCGCTTTGCAGTATTGCAGATCCAAGCAGCAGAAAAATCTATTCAAGCACCTATTGCTATTCCGCAGGATGTACAGGAGTTAGCACTAGGACCTGATGCGATTATGAGGTCTGCTAATCCACAAGGTATTCGTAGAGTTCCACTAGAACTACCAGCAGGAGTATTTACAGAGTCAGGTGTACTAGAGCGTGAATTAAGATTAGGTTCTCGCTACCCTGAATCTCGTTCAGGTAATATTGATGCCTCTGTTGTTACAGGTCGTGGAGTTCAAGCATTACAAGCTGGCTTTGATACACAAGTTAAAGCAGCACAAGCACAGTTCGCTAGATTATTCCAAGAGTTAACCTCACTTTGCTTTGAAGTAGATGAGGTTGTCTTTGGTAATATGACTAAGACTATTAAGGGAACCGATGACGGTACACCTTATACAATGAAGTACACACCATCTCGCGATATTAAAGGTGAGTATGGCGTAGATGTACGTTACGGCATTATGTCTGGTATGGATCCTAACCGAGCCATCATTGCATTACTACAAATGCGTAGCGATAAATTAGTATCAAGAGATTATGTCCGCCGAGAAATACCAATGGAGTTAAATGTTACGCAAGAAGAACAAAGAGTTGACATTGAAGAAATGCGTGATTCTCTTAGGGTTGCTGTTGCTCAGTATGCACAAGCTATTCCCGCGCTTGCTGCCCAAGGTCAAGACCCATCTCAAATCATTACGAGAATTGCCGAAGTAATACAAGGCAGACAAAAGGGTTTCCAGTTAGAAACTATTATAGAAAAAGCATTTGCACCAGAACCACAACCGGTGGCACCAACAGCACCGGCACTTCCAGAACAATCTAGTATTCCAGCAGTAGGAACGGCCCCCGTTCCTGCCTCGCAGCCAACTGAACAACAACAAAGCGGAGAGGCCCCTGCTGCTGGACCTAGACCTGACATCGCACAACTACTCGCCTCCATTGGCGGAGCAGCATAATAGAAGGAGGTGAAAATGAAAAAGGGAACATTTCAAAAGTCTGTAGAGGTCAAGCCTGTACAAGGCAAGATGGATACAGCCAAGCCAGCAGGTGGAGAAGTTAAGTTCGGCTACACACCAGCAGGTCGCAAAGGAACAAAAGCGTAATTATTTTAATGACAGGAGTACTGGGTGAATAACGATAATAATCTTAATCGCCCAGTACGAACGTCTGATTACTTCGTAATTGCTACAGGATTCGTTTTAAATATAGCATCGGCTATAGATGCTTTAGCAGATGACTTACACCAGTTAGCTGTCTATCATTCAAATCAAAAAAGCCAAGAAGATAAAGTTTGGCAAAAATTTTCGCAAGACTTAGAAACTTTAAAGGAGGAATAATGGCAAGAGGTCCATTAGCTGGCGCATCAGGCCCAGGCAAATTCTCCAAGAGAACAGATATGAGTTTAGGTTCAACATCATACGGAGAAGGCGGCGAGACTGCCGCACTTAATACAGCAGCACCTAAGTCAAAGACTCGTGGCATTGCAGATAATGTAGGTGGAAGACCATCTAATCCTTTACAACAAGTAACTCCAATATTTGCTGATAGTCAAAACAAAGCACAAGATATTATGACTGGTGCTCCTATGGGACCAGGCGCTGGACCAGAAGCACTTGCGATGCAATCTAAATTTGCTAGTCGTAAAACTTCAGATATCTTAGTTGATCTTATTCCATATGATGAAACTGGTGAAATAACAATATTATATCAGCAGGCATTATCTAAAGGTCAATAGTGGCTGAGAATCTAAAAGCAGCAGCATATGCTTCGGGTTTATCGGCAGCAGAGCGTAAGCAAATAGAAGACTTTAATAAGCAACTTCTTGCTCATAGAGAGTTATCTAACTTACCTCCTGATATAGCCAGTAAAGCTGTAACTAAATACACTCCAGATCAACAGAAATCACTTGTTAATTCTTTTGGTGAAGAAACCCCAGAAACAAAACCAAAACAAGGTTGGTTTGGTACTGCTTGGAATTATAGTGGTGGTGCTTTATTAAAAGGCCTTGACTATGTTTCCGATACTTCTACTCGCGTTGCAAGAACTTTACAGATTGCAGTTGAAGAAGGTACTGATTTAGGTAAGGCTTGGAATGAAGCAGGTCTTAGCGGTGAAAGAAAGTTTAATAATGATCGCTTAGAAGATGCTCGTAAAAAGTATGGACAAGATGCAGTAGACATTGCTGTGCGTATTTCTTCTGGTGAAGATCAAACACAGTTAATAAAAGAGGCAACTCCAGAGCAACAAAAATATTTATCTTTAGCATATAAAAAAGCTGGAACACAAGAAGAGCAAGATTTATTTCAGGATACTCTTGATGCAGTTAGTGCTGCTAAGTATTCCCCTGGTAGAGCAGTAGCAAATATTATAGATGCTGTCACTCCTGGTGATATGGTTAAGAATGGATTTCTATACAAAGGTATCTCAGGTTTTGTAGATGCTGCCTATCGTATATTTGCTGATCCACTACTAGTAGCTGGTAAAGCAAAAAAACTTTACGATGTAAGTAAGTATGCCTTAGATGTAGTAGTAGGCGGAAATAAAGTAGACACAGTATTTACGGATACTAAAGTAGTTAATTTTTGGAATGAATACGGTGCTGAATTAACTAACTTAAGAAAAGCACAAACGGATAAAAATACTGCAGCAGCAGTTGCAGCTACTAATCGTCTTAAGATACTAGCACCAGAACTTGGTCCAGATGTAGTTAAGTCTTTCAATAAAGCAGATATCCCAATATCCAATGCTGTTACTGCCAAAGCATTTTTTCAAAATGCAAAGCAATTAGATGAGATGATGAAAGGCCAGATAGGTCGCAAGCGGGTTCTTATGCCTCGCCTAGATGCCGCTCGTCAAACTCGTATTAAATTTGCTACTGGTGCTAATAAAGTATTTAATATGGATAAAATGGGATCTAAATTAATTGATGATTTCTACGGATCTCCATTAACAGATGATGGTATTGCAGAGGCTTTAATTAATGGTAAAGAAGAACTTATTAATGCAGTTAAGCCTGGTGGTAAATACAATCAAGTAGGTCGTTTCTCTTCTGCTTATATTGCTAATCGTATTGACAAACTTAAAGCAAAGTTTGCTATTGCACCACTATTCAGAGATGATATGTTTGATGTAACTGCCAAAGATGCTTCAACTCAAATATACCGTTTAGCTCGTATAGTATTACCACAAAATGAATCAAAGTTAATTGCACAAGCATTTGATTCTATTGATGATACTGCTCGCCGTAAAGATGTATTTTATGGATTGTGGTCAACTATTGCAGATGCTCGTGGTTTAAATGCTACAGAACCAGGACAGATTATTGTTCGCCGATTAACTGGCAAAGGTAACGCAAAGTTTGCAGTAACTCGTAATGGAGAAAACCCTGCACGACTAGCAAATGGTGAGCAAGTAGGTCTTATTGTTTCTGATCTATCACCTATGGTTACAGCACCTAACATAGTTGATATAGATAGAGCGGCAACTCGTAGTACTTTAATCCAGAAAATGTTTGGCTTTGCCAATAAAGACTGGGTAGATAGAATGACAGGAGCTTGGTCATTTTTAACACTTGCTGGACCTCGTTACGCTCTTCGTAATGCAACTGAAGATTTAATGGTTAATATTGCTATTGGTCAATCTCCTTGGGGAATTGCTAAAGCAAGATTACTATCAACCAGATTAAATACTGCTAGGTCTATGCCTAAAGGTCTATCTACTGGTGGATTAATATCTGAGCAAAGAGCAGGAAATCCACTTGGTATTGCTCTTAGATTTTTAAACAAAAAAGAAGCAGATACTTTTGCTACAGAATTATCAACCCTTGATGATCGTATTGCTACTGCCAATAAAGAAATAAAAAATCTACGTAAGACTTTAAAAGCAGAAACAGATCCAATAAAAATAACAAATATTAAAAATCAAATAGATACTTTAAAGCAAGGCACTAAGGGCGGATCTGTATATCAGACTAGAGTGGTATTTGCTAGAGCTTTAAATGAGGGTAAATTAAATAGAGCATTTGATAGATTAGGTATGAAATCCCTGACTAAAGAAGAGTCTAAACTATTAGCAGAGCAAATTTTATACGGTGATTTAGATAATGCACTAGCAGATGTAGTAGAGGCATCATCTAACTTTGCTGTTGGTAATGACTATGTAAGATCTGCTATTGATTTCAATAGAAAGCACGGTGTTCGTACTGTAGCATTAAGGATTGAAGCCCCTTCTAATTTTAGAAGAGCTAAAGGATCTACTGGGTATAAAGAAATACCAGTTGGTCTTCAAAGTGAATCTTCATTAATTGCTTGGTTGATGCGTATATCTTATTATTCTAATGATGAGTTAGGTGCTTTAGCTGTTGCTAATTTGGATGATCCAAAGATAGCAAAAGATTTAATTAAAAAATGGTTAAAAGATAATCCTGATACTGCTAAACAATTCCGTTTGCAAAGTAATGGATTAACTGATGATGAACACGCTGATTCTATTATCGCAGCAGCCCGTCAGATTTTTGAAAAGAAAGATCCAACACAATTAAACTTAGATCTTTTAAATAAGGTTAGAACCTTTGATGATGAAAAAGGTTACTATGTAATATCTGGTAAATTATCAATGGATGATCTACCTAAATTAGAAGATGATCTACCTCAGTATGTTATTGGTCCAGAGTTAGTAGCTGTATCAGATACAGAT